TAACTTCATCCATTTGAAATTTACCTCTAGCAAGAAGCATCTTTTGTTGATTAGCTTTATCTTTTGATCTTTGTCCCCAGATAGTCATAACACCACCTAGTAAACTAGATCCAAGCATGGTCAACATTTCTACTGGTAATCCAGCTAACATATAATTAACTCCTAATTATTTTTTCTTTTCACTCATCCAAAATCCTGCAGCACCTGCGATACCACAACCTATTAGACATAGCATTTGCCATGTAGAATTAGGAACTATAATACCACACATAGCTAATATAGCTGCTATTCCAGAATATGATGATGGTTCTTTTAGTCTTGCTTTTATTTTATCCATTTTATTTCTTCCTTATTTTTTTACCATAAGTTTTTTTAAATTTCTTATAAACTTTAGGTTTATTAATTGCTAAGTATGTTCTTTGTTTTTTAGATTTAAAAGGCACTACTTATACCCTTTACCATAACCACGTAATGCAGCTCCTACTCCTCTAGGTGTTCCTATTTGTCCACCATATTTTCTCTCAACAACTTTATCTTTTGTTATACCTGCCATTTCAGATTTAGTCATACCTTGATAAACAGATTTTCTATCTTTAACTTTTTCAGGCATTTTAATTTCTTGTCCAGGTCTTATCTTATTAAGATCTTTTATGTGAGGATTAGCTTCTTGTATAGCTTTTAATGTTGTACCATTATCTCTAGCTATTTCTGAAAGAGTATCACCTTTTTTAATTGTATAAGGTTTGTAATCTTTTAATATTTTATCTATAATACTTACTGCAGCACCAGTTCCACCTATACCAACAATAGCACCAAAGCCACCTTTTCTTAATTTTAATATTCTTTCTCTATCTGCTTGTTTTAATCTTTTAAGTTTATTTTTAACAGTATCTATTTTTTTACCAGCATTACTAAAACCATGATGTTTTATATCTTTTGTTTTTTGTTTATTTAACTTTGTAATATTCTTTTGTACTTTTTGAATTTCATCTTTATTAGATTTTAAACCCTCCCAAAGTTTTTTAATTTTTTTAAAACCCCATACTACTGCTTGTTTTTTACTTTTTGGTATATCTGCCATTTACTTTATTCCAAGAGTAGGAGAGTTTGTAACTCCACCTATATCAAATGATTCTCCTTGAGGATAGTCAGCATCAGATACAGCTTCAATAGGTCCTTTTACTTGTGGTCCTTTACGTGCTGCTCCATATCCTTGTCCTGTAGGAATACCATTTATCTCACTTAATTTTTTATTAATAGCTACTCTACCTTGTGAACCTATTATTTTGTCGTTATTATATGTAGGCATTGTTTTCTCCTTTATTCATAATAAGAAGATACAAGAGCATTACCATCAATAATGCCACCTCGTTTTCTTCTTACCATAGATTGTTTTTGTAAATTTTCTGCAATGCCTTGAGAAGCATTCATAATATTATTTAATTCTTTTGCTTTAGCAGGAGATAATCCTCCTCCCATATTTTTTTTAGTTACTTTTTTTTTCACTTTAATATCTCCAGGTTTTGTTACTTCTTGTTTAATATTAGATCTATTTACCATAACGAGCTTTACCCCATCCTCTAGGTTTCTTTTTAGATTTTTTTCTTTTCTTTTTTATTTGTCCACCTTCTTTAAATAATGGTATACCCTTTGCTGCGTCTCCTACCATATCAGCAATTTCATATAATGTCCAATATCCTAAAAAAGGATCTATAACTTTAGATGCTTTAGAATCCTTATATTTTTTCCATAATGATTTCTTTTTATCTGCCATAACGAGCTTTACCCCAACCTCTATGTGTATCTATTTTACCACCATGTTTTTTACCTGGAAAACTCATTCCAAGATCTATACGAGCTGCAAGAAAGTCAGAATCATAACCCTTACTTTCTAAAATATCTAATATTTTTTGTTCATCTGCAGGTTTTTTTCCTGGTTTTTCATATCTTGAAAAATGTAAATCAGATAATTCTTCATACCATTGTCTTGCTGATTTTTTAGGCATTAATTAGCACCCTGTATAACTGGTGTTGGACCACCTGCAGGACTTGCTGGAGATTGCATATCATCTCTTCTAGTTCTTCTAGCTTGATTACGTAAAGCATCTATTGAATTTTTATATTTACCTTCCCATGATTGAAGGACTTGAAAATCTTTTATAAAATAATTAGCTTCAATCATACAAGCACTAAATAAAGCATTATAACAATCTTCACTAAAATAATTTGAAATTGTTGCACTTGTATCTGTAGCACTTGCTAAAGCTAATGGTCGTTTTGTATATTGTATTTCACCTGCAACTGTAGATGCTGGAGTAGGTACAATATAAATTTGTGTATTTGTTTTTCTTGCATAGTATCTTGGAGTACCAGTAGATGCACTAACATATCCCCAATAATCTATTGCATATTCATATGTTCGTTGTAATAAATTTGTTTTAATATTTGTTGCACTAGCTATATAGTTTACATTACGAACTACTAAAGCTCCATCAGGTAAACTTACAACTGGATTAGATGCTGAGATAGCAACTGATGCATAAGTATCAAGAGCTACATCATCTAATTCTTTAATTAAACGATCTTCAGCTTTTTCAATAAAATAAGGTATTTGAGTTGCAAATTCTGTTGAATCATTCTCTATTGTATTTACAATATCATCTTTTAAATAAGAATAGTTAGGCATATGATTATCCTAAAATTAAAGTTACACTAGCTGCATCACCTGGAACATTAACACTTACTGTACCTACACATTTAATACCCACTTCTCCCATATAAATATCTGCTGTTCCACTTACACCAACATCAAATTTTATTTTACTTCCACCATTATCACCTATATCAAATGTACCAGCTACTGTTACTGCATTAGCATGAATAGCAAGTATACGAGTTACATGTGGTAAAGTTACAGCAATAGAGTTTCCTGCATTATCTGTAGTACTTACTACTTGTGGGGAAACTATAACACCATCTCCTGCTTTAAAAGCTGTAGTTATATTTGTAGACATATATCTTTCCTTATATTATAGAGGAGGAGAATATCTCTACTCTCCTCCAATATATTAGTAATTAGGCTCCAGCGTTACCAAACCAACCACGCCAATCAGAAACACCAAAAGAATATCTTTCACGTGCTTTGAAACGTAGGTTGCCAGTATCGAAATCTGGTTCCATCTTAGTTTGTAATGGTGTTCTATTAAACATTTTAGTACCATTAGGTACGTCTGTTTTAATGAACCAAGCATTTACATCTGTAAATCTTCTGTTCACATAGAAACCATCAGGTAAAACACCTAGATGTCTAATAGCATTGATGTCATTATTAGCTCCACCAGTTGTACCTGGAGTATTTAATAATTGATCTGCTGTAAACAATAGGTCTGTTGGTACGTGTAATGAAACACCTGAAGCACCTACTAGAATACCACGATCATCAGTAGTCTTTTGTATCTGAATGATCGCTGCTTCTATAGTACCTTCAGCTATAGCTGCTGCTCCAGTAAGGTTTGTTACTGTACCAGTACCTGTTACTGGGTGTGCTGCACTAAACATTGGTACACCATCCCCTTGATTTGTTGTAAAGCCATTGTTGAACAAATCAGCACCTTTTTGCTGTTTTGTACTTGCCATAGCTCTTGCTAATCCTTTTGCTCTTAATTTAGCAAAAGTGTCGTATAGATTATCTTCCATAGCTTCTTCAGTTACTGCAAATGCTAATGCAACAGTTTCGTTAGTATACCTTGAAGTATAACTTTCTGATGCATCATCATAAACAACTGCTCCACCTTCGTTCTTAACTGGAGCAGCACCAAAACCTGTGAAGAGTACTTCTTCTTCAAAAGCTCTGTCTGATGATTCTATTTCGTATAATGGTTTAAATTCGTCATCTACGCTGCCATATTCTATTCCAAAAACTGCATTAAGTCCAGGAAGTAGTTCTTTGGCAATACTTGCTCTATTGATAGCCATTTAATTATTCCTTTCCTTATGCCATTAGCAATGTTGTGGTTACAAAGTTATCAACATGATTGTTTAGACGTACTTCATACCAAGGGAATGCATCTGTTGCAGTAGCTGAAGCTGCTACACCAGTATCCCAAGGTGCTCTATCTAAAACTCTCATAGCTGAAAAAGATACAGTTTGTCCATCTGCATCTGCCATATAAGCACTTTGACCTGTTTTTGTTGAACCTGTTCCTACTACAAACGCAGTATTATGAGGGAAACCTGCAATAGTAGCTGCGAAAGTTACACTTGCATCCATCTGTACAAAATATGTTTGTTTAGGATCTGAAGCTACATGAAGTTTTACATCTGTAGCTGTTATGCCACCAGTCCAATATCTACTAAATTGTTGATCGCCTGAACCATCAACGTAACTGCAACCTTGGAAAACACCAATAGTTTTAACTCCTACAGCTACTGTCGCTGCGACAATAGTTCCTGTAGATGTTTGATAACAAAGAGGATCACCTGTAAATATATTACTAGGTAAACCTGCACTTGGTGCTAAATGAGCATTATTCCAATTAATAGTTGTAATTCCAGTAGAGTTAGAACCAGCACCATTTTTTCTCGCTAGTACAAGACCACGAGGAGCATTAGTTGCTGCCATCTTCTTTCTCCTTTATATTAAGTAATAAGAGGATTAGTCCTGAAAGTTAGGTTGTCTTCCTGTTACTACTTTAGATTTACTATTATTAGAAATAGGCATACGAGAATTATTAGAACCCATAAGTTGTGCGTTAATCGCTTCATTCATGGCTTTACTTTTATCTCTATAATACTTACTTCTAGCTTCGTATTTAGCAGTTGGGATTTTTGCTAATCCTACGTCAGCACGACAGACTACCCCTGCATATCTACCTTCCTCTCTCACGAAAGAGGTTGCACTCATTTCAGGAACTTCAGCTAAATCAACAAATATCCATCCTTCTTGTAATTTCTTACCTAAATGTTTAACATCATCTTGACCTTTAAGAGTCATTCTTAACCATCCTAATGTCATACCTTCGTTGGTGAAACGATCTTTAACTACTTCAGGAATATGAACTACATCTTGTTCTTCAAATGTATATTCAACTTCTTCTCTGGATTCTTGTTTTCTAGTTTCTTGTTCTCTTAAATCAGAACTACGTGTACTATTAATTCGTGTCATTATTTATTTCCTCCACGCTGCATATTAATTGTAGTATACTCTCCATCAGCCTGTTCAGACTTCTTTTTCTCAAGAGCATATTGTTCAAGTGGAATATTCCATTTGTTAGCTAGTCTAATATCTTCTTTTGACAGCTTAACCTTTTTACTAGAACCTGGAGAGCTGCGAGATGCTCCAGCGACCACTTGAGCAGGTGTTGACGTATTACCCTGCTGACGAACTTCCCCATTAAACTTATGAGGAAATGTTTCTTTTATCCTACGATCTACTTCAGTATAATACTCTTGATCTGTAGGACTAAAACCTTCTTCTCTTAACTGTGCATCTATTGCTAAAGATGCTGCAGTCATAACTTGATCTGTACCAAACCATGTATTTTGTTGTGCCCACTTTTCTGCTTTTGGATCTGGAGTAGGTTGTGGTTGATACTGTGGCTGTGCAGGTTGTTGTTGTTGCACAGGTTGTCGATTAAATTGTTGTTTCGTTACATTCAATGATTTTAAATCATTTTGTGCTTCGTTTAAAAATTCTTGAGCTTGTAATATTTTTCCAGAATCGCCTTCTTCATGTGCTGATTTATAAGCATTACGAGCTAATTCTAATTTATCTGTTAATTGTTTTTCACTAGCATCTAAACTTAATTTATTTACAGTATTAAATTGATGTTGTGAATTATTTAACCTATGATTTAACTCTTCATTTTGTCTTACTAGTTGAGCAAGTTGTTCATCTCTTTCTCTACGTTGCTTAACTAATTGGCGTATTCGCTTTTGTGCTCCTTTAGTTTCTACACCTTCAAGCTCTGGTGGTGCTTCTTCTTTTTTTACTTCTTCTTTTGGAGCTTCCTCTTTTGCTTCAACAGGCGAAGGAGTTTCAACTTTTTCATCTTCTTCACCCTCTACTTCATATTCTACTTTATCTTCTTTTTCTGGAGCTGTAGTATCTACTTCACTCCATTCTTCTTTTTCTTCTGCCATTGTATTACCTTTCGTTGTTTACGAGACATACGACTTACGTATTTCTTATATTACTATTATACACTAAAAATTTATATTAAGCAAATTTTAACTACTATATTTAGTTAAATTAAAAGTAGGATCTAAAAATTTAGGATCTTGTACTTTCATTATTACTTGATCATCATACAATAAAAGCATCTTAACATTCTTATATTGTATCTTTTGACCAGCATGTTTAGCATAACAAATATAATCTCCTAATTGACACCAAGGTCCTTTAGGAAATTTATCATTATCATTATAAGCAAGATCACCAATTTTTATAACCTCACCTATAGTTGTTAAATAAGACATATCGTCTTTGGTTGAATTTGGTAGTAAGATACCACCCTTAGTTTTTTCTTTTATTGATACAGGTCTTACGAGTACATGAAAACCTGGAAGTTCAGGTAAAACATCTGGAGTACTTTCATCTTCTTCTTCTGTAATCCAAACATCATTCTTTATAGATTTACCTAAATGTACCTGTTGCATTAGTTATCCTCTTCATCTGAATAGATACGTTTCTTAACAATATCTTTTAGTTTATTTATGGACCATTCAATTCCATGAATATGTCCAACCATTTGTTTGTAATGAGCAAAACTATCTGATTGTCCATTACTAACAGAATTTTTTAATTTATCAAGCTCATCATTATATTCTTTGATAACCTCATCCCAAATATCCATGTATTAGATTTCTGCACAAGCGTAGCAGTTAATCTCTAGTCCAACAGATATTTCTTTTATGACTGGTGATTTCCACATTATCTTTTTCCTTTCGTAGGGTTTGGGTATTTCCAAGCTTTTTCTTCCCATTTTAAAGTTACACCTTTTTTAGGTCTACTACCATATTCACTTTGTGACATTTTAGTAAAGTCACCATAAAGATTTCCATCTTTATTAGGAACATGTGTAGGTTTACCATTAGTGATTCCTTTATCCACAGGATACTTACTTCCTATTGGCATTATTTTCTCCTTTCATTTCTTCTTTTATTAAATCTGAAATCGTATCAATAAGTTTAAAACTTCTTTCTCTATCATTCAGATCTTCCATTTGAGATACTTTTTCTAAAGCACTCACACGAATTTTTTCCATATCTATTTCAGCTCGTTGATCTGCTATAGCAGTCTTTGTCATAGCATCTATTGCTTTCATAGTTTCTTTTGAAGCTCTATCAAGGTCTGCTTTTTCTTTTTTCATCATTGCATCTTGACCAGTTTTACCAGCTTCCATCATTAATTCAGCTTCTTCCAATTCTAATTTCTGTGCATCTAGTGCAGACTCTGCAGAATACTTAGCCATAGTAGCTTGTAATTTTTGTTTCTCTAATTCAACCTTTGCAGTTTCTAATTGAACCATTTGTTGTTCAGGAGACTGAGCTTGTCCTGCAGCCATATTAGCATTTAAGACTTGTTGTGCTGCACTAGCCATAGCCATTTCTGCAACTTTAGGATCTTGCTGTTGTTCAGGTGGTAATTGTTCCATTGCAGCTCTTGCCATACCATTCATTTGTTCCTGATATTTCATTACAGAATGTTCTTGTATATTCGCTTCAAGAATTGGTTTTAATCTTTCCATTATAGGATTAGCACCATTCTGAGGATCTTGAAGATATGCCATCTTTGTTTGTACATGGGCATCATGGTTCTGTCCTGCGAATGCTGCAATAGGTATCCCTTTCGTTGCAGCCATAATATCAGATACAGGATCTAATTGTTGTGGTTCTTGTTTAGGAGGAAGTATCTCTTCCATATTAGGCATATTAGCAGAATTTAATATTGTTCTATTCAACGCTTCAAGGTTGAACATACCAGGAGGTGATTGTTGTGCCATTTGTAATGCCATCTGTGCAATCATCATCCTATGTGCGTTTGATGGGATATTAGGATCTGATACTGGGATCACATCCACTCTTCCATCAAAGTCTTGTTTAAGGACACTCTTTTCAGCAAATGGTACTTCATAGGGATATTCTGAAGGTAGATAATCATAATTTATCTGTGCAAGAATTTTAAATTCATCTCTTTGAGATTTGTGTAATCTCTTATGTATAGCAGAGAAGAACTTGCTAGACGCTTCCAGTAATGCCATAGTAGTACCAACAGGTCCATAAGATGCTGCATCAGAAACAATTTGTTCTGTACTATCAGCAAACTTCTGACCTGCTTGAGTTACGAAGTTAAGCATATTGTATAGGGTAGAGGAAGGCTCTTTATAAGGGAGAGACACTATAGCCTTGTTTAAATCTTGCCCTGTTGCTTCAACTTCTTTAAACTCACCTGGTGAGATAGGATCATTGTCACCAACAATTCTAACACCTTTTGCTTTAAATCCTCCTGGTAAGTTTGCGAACTGACCTGCATCCACTAAACTTCTCATGGCTGCTGTGGCAGTCATAGTTAAGTTTCCTAAGAAGTGCATGAGACCAAATCCATAGAAACTAAAGCCTGGTACGAATCTGTAATGAACAAAGTGAGACACTTTCTCTTGATTCTTATCATCCTTCTTATAGTTTCTACGAATACTTAAAATTTGTTGGGACTGCTCTTCTACTGTAACAATATAAGGAAGAGCATAATCTTCTTCTATTTCTAAATAACAATGTTGTTCTAGTAATGTATACTGTGGATCATTTGTTCCTGTAGGAGATAATCCTATTATTGTATCCATCTTAGAAGAAAAAGATGTAGGTTCTGGACTTGATGCTTCTGGTAATTCTACATCTCTATATATTCCTGATCGTATATCTTTTGCTAATTCAACAGGACTTCTATATATTACATGTGTATATCTATCTGCTTTACGTAAATTAGATGCATAATAAGAAACATAGAATTGATCTATTGGAACAAATTCAGATACTGGT